GTCCATGTCTCTGAATAGACATCGGACAAAGACTTGTTATAACCCATGATTCTTTTTGTCGGCAAAGATACAACTCTCTTTCGGAGTTCGTCAATACGCTATCGCGGATGGTTGTACCGATATAACCCCGCTTTACAGCCAGATTGACCCTTTCTTCAACTGAAAGGGGTTCTCCGTTTTTCAGTCGGGCGATAGCTGCCAGAATCTGATCAACGGTAGCATTCGACGGTAGTCCCAGCGCAGCCAGTACATCGTCCATCCCCGGCTGTGAAAGCGTCGACTGATTCAGCGCCAATCTTCTGTGTGTAGCTCCGTCGACGGGTTTTCCGTCATAATAGAGCTGCAAAGCGTTGCTGTTACTCGGAATGTCGCAGACCGACACTTCAAGAAGTTCACAGCTAATGACTTTCATGACATCGTTGCTTGTGGGGTCGTAGTCGTATTCCACGCTTCCGATGCCGATGCTCGCGCCTCGCACAAAGCCGCCGTTCACCTGCTGCTGCAGCGTCCGTCCCAGCTCATGATTGACATCAAACACGGGAGTTCCGTATAACTTCCCGTTTTCCTTTCTCACGTTTTCCCATCTGCCTACAACGCCTTTTCCTTGTTCATGGTTGTAGAACATGACCGGGTTTGCCAGAAAGCGATCAAGCCTGATGCCGTCAGTCATGATTATTGAACCTTGACTGTTTAGGCTCTCGTCACTTAATAGAAACTCTCTCATTTCTCTTTCCTTTGGTTTTTGTTGTTATTAACTCTAGCTCCTTGTAGAGAATGGAGCTTTTTTCATATTCCTCGTTTTCGGTGCAGATCCGCAAGGCCTCGCGCAGATCCTCGATATACTGTTCTTTCTGCTTTTTTTCCTGACAGCGTTTGTAGATGCTTTCGAATTGCCTGTGAGTGCGTTTTAGCTCTGACAGATTCTGAATCGACAGCGCCTTCTTTACTGTGCCTCTTGTCTTGCAGAAAACATCTATTTTCCCGGCGTTAATACTCATATCCAGATCGTCAGAATCATATATAATCCCACAGTCAAAGGCTAGCCGCCAGATGCACCGGATTATTTTTCGCCTTTCGTCATTGCTGTCGAGATATGCGATAAGCGCTCTTGCCTCTGTGGAGGTCAGTTCGCGGCTGCTTGCGATTCTGCCACCGGAGTAGCTGTAGACTAATTCGGCCTTGTGCTTCATAAGCCCCGCCTGATTTAACAGTATATGAAGCTTTTTGAGCTGTCCGGGAGTGATACCGTTACTTTTCATTTTCGAAGTTTCTTTAATTGATCCTCATCCGGCAGCAATGCCCTTAAAAGGGTGAATATCGGATAAATACTGTTATGATGAAGGAATTCGTCATCCATCCCTTCAAGTGCATAAATGATAGCGCCTTGAAACTCTTTCAGATCTTCTTCCGGGTAATCGGTTTCGATCCGGATGATCAGTTCTTTTTCTTTGAGTTCTACCATAGCTGTATGATATTTATTTGATGATATTGCAGTTATAACTGTTCGCTGATGATTTTTTCGAGCATTATTCCGTTCATGAGTTCGCCGAACTTTTCGTGATGCAGCAGCTCTTCGACTTTCTCCGGATCTGTTATACCGTGATCCTTGACCACAAAACGGCGTTCGCCGACGCTCAATCCCGCCAGTTCATGCCAAACGTTGATCCTCCGCAAAAACTCGCTGACGCCCTCTTTGCCTCGCGCCGCGGCCTTTTTGAGGTGCTCCCGGAAATATGGCATTCCAGCGAGTACAACACCGCAATTCCCTTTGGTCTTTTCCCGCAGGTCATGAAGATAAAGCATCACGGGATGTGTTATCTTTCCCGCCTCATCGATGATAAGAAGTGGTTTTTCCTTGCAGTTAAGTTCGTCGGCCACTTTCCCTATCATCGAATAAATATTCCCCGCGAAATCCACTCCCATTTCTTTCAGCAATGAAGTAAAGAACTGCTTGGGATTCATCGATTTTTCGTAGGTGACGCGGTAAACGTTCGGATTCCGGCTGTAAGCTGTCAGCGAAGTTGTCTTACCTGTTCCCGTATCGCCTACCAGACCGACCATCAGATGATGTTCTTTAGCCGCATCACAGGCACGCATGACGGCGACGAAATCCGCTGTTTCATACAGTGTTCCGGTTGTTTCCGATTTTAGAAACGACTGCAGTTTCTTGACCATTGCGGCGGAAATCTTGTCCCACTTCTCATTCTCGATAGCCGATAGAGTAGCCTCGCTGACATTCGCTTTTACCGCGAAATCGGCCTTGCTGATACCTTTTTCCGAACAATATCCGGAAATAAGGGCTTTCAATTCGATTTTTTCCTGTAATTTTGCCATAGATATTTATTTGTAAGTTTTGATCTTATGATCATGAGGGGCGAAGGGTGAACCTTTGTCCCTTTTTGTTTTTCCATCTTCGGGGCTGTGCGTCGCAACCTCGCTGAACACAGGCATATTAGTGACGTATTCCGGATTCACGCCGAGCCGCCGAGCCTCGCTGATTCTGCGCCCGCTCGCTTTCATGGATTCTATGATGTTTTTCGGCGTCAGCTTCGGATTCATGGCGTATGCCGCTTCCGGATCTATAGCGACGGCGCGTTCTGTAATTTCGTCCTGTCGCCGTTTGATCGCTGCTTTAATGCCGTTCAAACGTCCTTTGTGCTTGTTCAGAATTTCAATATCTTCTTGCGTCTGATCGCATATGGCGCCGTGCGCATATCGTTTGCGCGGGACGCTGCCTAATGATTCGTCTGTTTTTTCGTCAAACAGATAGATCATATCACGGTCAACGTATCGCACTGCAACGGTCTTGCCGTTGAGTTTCGCGAACTGTTCGGCGCTTAACTGATATTCGTAGACTGTGCCGGAACGTTCAATGTTGATTTGTCCTTTCTTGACCTTGTAAAGGCCTTTGCGTGTGAACAATGTGATCCGGTGTATAAAGTCGACAGGAATGCCGATATTGTCTGTTTTCCGATATATTGCATCGGGGCTTTCAGTCCGTTTTCCTATGCATGTGGAATTGTATTGTTCCACGCATTGCACGGCTATGAGTTTTATCTGATCTTCCGTTAGCCAGCCTCCGGAACGGGTGTATTTCGTAACAAGATCCTGTGAAGTGCGGCTGTTTGCCCGGCGTGACCTGATGCCTTGGCCGATATAGCCGTACATCGGCTTGCAAAACGTTTCGCCGAATGTCCCGAAACTGCGCTCCACAATTCCCTTATGACGCGGATTCTGCGTCACAGTCCATGTGCAGCCCATTTTTACGAGTGCTTCCTTAAAGTTTTCAGCCTCTTTCGTCTGATTGAACGAATGGTTGTCCGACACAATTTCACGCGGGAGCATTCCGGTGTTATGCACCGCGTTTTCAATGCCTTTCAGGATCGTTTCGGTGTTTTCGGTGTGATCTACATAATAGCCGACGATCCGGCCACTGTGGGCATCCATGACAGCAAACAGGGTGAGCGTTCGGAAGCCCTCCATGTAGAACGGAAGTCGCCATCCGTCGATCTGCCACTGACCGCCGGGAGCGCTCGCGCGGAGGATTCCGGCGTATGGCAGTTCGTTATATGTCTGTTCGTCATTGCCGCAGCGGTTTGCTGTCACCAGCGGCAACATCTTGTAATAATTGGTCTTGACCCATGACAGCGATGGCGTTTTATAGCCGCGCTGTTCACATAGTTCGCTGATAGTACGGTGAATAAATGTCGGTCCGTACTTTTTGCCGCTGCTCATGGCATCCATGAGCCACTTTTTCACCACATCACTGATCTTGTGGTTATTGCCGCTTCTGCGATCCTCGATAAGCCGTTCTACGCCCTCCGACTTGATCCGGCGCATATTATGGGCAAAGCGGTGATAACTGTACTTGCCCGGATAAATGGTGTTGAACGCCTCATATACCGACGCCAGCGAAGAACTGTTTTTACTCACTACTCCCTCCTCATAAAGCTTATATGCCTGCATTAGCACTGCGTGGCATTCAGCCTGTGCCACCGCTTTACCGAGATCCGGTGTATTACCCTGGTAATAGGTCAGATGCAGCGACTTGTTATGCATGGCAGCGCCGTGCAAACGCAGTGCGTATGCGTTTACGCGGTCGTAGTTCCTTGCTGCTATGCTGTGACAGGCGCTCATATTACCAGGGCAATTATTTACCGGAGAAGTTCCTGCAAGCGCGACTGCATAGCCCGCTTGCGCTTTTCGTTCTCCACCAACATTACTTTTACAGCCGTTTCAATCTTTGGAGAATTGAACTTGCCTGCAAACCAATGGGAAACAGAAGCGCGGCTCACGCCGCAAGCAGTGGCGATCCGGGTTTTGTCACCCCGAAATAACTGCCGCTGCATTTCTTTTCTCTTCTCTTTGGAGGTTGTCATAATTTTATTAAATTTGACGTGAATTTCGTATTTACGCTGCAAATATAGGTAAAAACTATATTACTCACAATAAAAATAAACAGAAATATGGTAAAAAACGATATTGAGATAGCCCAAAGAGTTAAGGCTATTCGAAAAGATCGCCATCTCACACAACGGCAATTCGCAGAAATACTGGGGATTACACAGCCAACGCTGTCTGATATCGAAAGAGGTAGAATAGGCGTGAGTGCAAAAATTATCAAACGGCTATCCGAGAAATTTAACATCCCGAGTGATTGGATCTTACACGAGCACAACGGGGTAAATATAGATAATAACGATACGCCTCAATATCCACTTTCAACAACCTCACTTCCGGGCTTCAACTATATATCTGATCGATTTAGTTCAAATGATGTGAATCAACAAATAAATGAATTAATACACGATCAGATTCATCTCTTTGATTCATTTTCGAGCGGCATTTTACATTTTAGCGCATATATCTGCTTTAATATACAAGAGGGTGACAACAATGATATTGAATTGGAGAAGTGGGAGAATTCTTTTGAACAGTTTTTTCGGCAGTTTCGGTTAAGTAGCATACGTCGTGCGGAAAACCCTTATACGAAGATGAGTATAGAGGGAAAATTACAGATATTAAAAGCGTTATTTGCTGCACAATCTAAAATATTAGTTCTGGCGCATGATTTTCTACGTGAAGCCTCACATGGCGCAAACCACACGGAAGATCATAATAAAGATTAAAGCCTGAAAGGCAACTAATGGAACGATCTATGTAAAGCGATTGTAAAGCAGCCGGCGGAAGTTTACATCATTTTTACACGTCATCGCGGGTGTCGTGTAAAAATCGTGTAAAAATGATGTGAAGCAATGCGAAGTTTTGCCATTTGAAAAAAACTCTCAAAATCCACCGCTGCCCGCTCACATCGTCTTATCCCCCAACACAATAACCCTCAAAACCCCCAACTGTTAATTTTGCTATTTCAAAATAACCCCCACAAATGAATATGTCCGCAAAGATAGTGAAAGTTTTTCTAATTGGCAAATATAACAATTAGAAATTTATAAATATATCATTCCTTGGTTTCACGGCTTAAAGTCATCGCACAACTCCAGAGAGGCGCAACGGCTGGAGCTTGTCATCGCATAGCGAAGCATTGTCAGGTAATGGCAATGCCGTCTGCGGCGTTTGCCGGAGGCTGCTCTACCGCAGACCGCATTACCAAAGGTTGAGAGCGGACTAAACACCGAGTTGCGGAACGCCGGAGCCGGAGCTTCGCCAATCCTGCTCTTGCTTATCTGCAACTCCGTGTTCTTAACGCCCGCTCCATTGCTTGTTGCTTATAGCCGTCGCGCCACTCTTCCGTTGTCAGCACTCCACTATGCGAAAGAACGTGACGGCCTCCGTACATTACGGCAAGCCTCCATTTCCTGATTCCGTCACATACATTCGCCTTTCCGGGAGTGTGGCATTTCAAATTTCATATACAGAGAAAAAACTTCGACTGATTTTAGAAAAAACATTTCCGTATGTCGGTCATTCTGTGTCTCCAAAGAGGCACTTCGGCTCTATGTTTATTTGGCAGTTTCAGCATAATGCAATCAACTATTGGAAAGCATATTCGCTCGTGATGGAATAACGTGCCGGGAACGGGCTATTCTTTTGCCGCCTGTCAGAAAAATCTCCACCAAAAAAGGTATTTGCC